ATTTCCCATATTAAATCACCTTTGATAGTCCTGCTCCACAAGCTGGACACTTAAAATCACTATACCCTAATGGTCCACCACCGTGTTGTTCCATTGGTGTTTTACATTTAGGACAAAGTACTTCTTTCTTTTTGATTACTGATTTAACTACTACTTTTTCGATAATAGGTTTTTCAATAATACTTTCTTTCTTTTTATGTTTTCCCATCTTTATTTACCTAAGCTGTTGGAATACCTATAGTTAATCCATTATCACCAACCATTGAACTTCCTGTATCATTACAAAAGTTTCCAAGCCAATTATCAGATGCTGCTCCTGTGCAATTTGTTTCATAAGCACTTGCACACATAAGAGTGTTTCCAGTGACAATATTCATTTCTCCTGCACTACCTTTATATGTATCAATTAAAAGAGTTGTGTCTGATGTGAAATCATTACCTTTAATTAAACAAGCTCTAGCACTCATATTAATTCCAGCAGTATCAATTTTATCATCAAACAAATTATTTAATATTTTACATCTATAAATAGTTTTTACTGATGCATTTCCATAAATTGCTGTAGCTAAACTAGTAAATACATTATCTTTAATAGTTAAGTCTGATACACTTTCAATATAAATACCATATGCTGCTGTTTCAGTTGTACTTCTAAAAATATTGTTTTCTATAGTTGTACCCAATGCTGTAACTGCTAAGTCAATAGCTTTTCCAGTTGTTGCACCATTCCGTGCGTATCTATTCAGTTAATAATATAATAAAAAATAAAAAAATAAAAATCAACTAGAATTAACTAGTTGTAATCTTACAAATAGCTGCTGCCCTTATATATCTAGTCCTGATTCTTTGAGTTAGAACTGCTCCACTCATATCAAAACTTGGTAAAGTAACTGCTTCAATGCTTACAGGTCTCTTTTCTGCAATCAAATATGCCCATTCTTTATCAAATATGTAAGAACTTGTAGTTGTCATACCAGCATTAGTTGATACTTTAACTACTTCCATACCATAAATGTTTCCTCTGAAACCTTTATCAAGCATGTCCATATTTCCTGACTTATTATATTCAACGAAAGTGTCAATATTTCTAAGGTCATTTAATACTTCCATACCAATTGCGAAAGTTGTTGGTTCGTAATCTGAATCATCTAGGTACTGCATTCCTCTAGTAATGTTAGCTATAGTAATAGCTGCTCCACCTGTAACAGTATTAGTAGCGTTATCAAGACTTTGAGTAATGATTAAGCTATTCTCGTTTTCAGCGAATCTCTTACCTGCAACTTTGATGTTGTGTTGTAATAAGTTCCATTTACCATCTTCAAGCATTTCACTAGTAATCCTAATTGCTACACCGTACTTATCTGGTTTAACGTTGAAACTAGAATACTCTGTTTCATCCATAGGAATCTCTGCTCCTTCACCAACAAGTCTAACATCCATTTTATTAGGTGTTTCTAAATCAATGTCTACACTTGAACCAGGTATTTGTGCTGGGCCAAAATAAAGACTAGCTAAACTTCTAGGTATAAGTTTTTTATCGACTTCTCCAATAAGAGTATCGTAAATTTTACGAACTACTAATAATTGTCCTTCAGTTCCAAGACCTGTTTGTAACAGTTCTTTTATATATTTTAATTCTGCCATTTTCTTTCTTCGTTACCTCTAAATTATGGATTTAAGTCTAGTAAAAAGAATGAACCACTTGCTGCACTTGAAAGTGCTCTTCCTACTTTTTTAAATGTGTAAAATCCTAATGTACTTGCTGCTTCTGAACCTAAGTTCACGAATCCACCATCATCTACTGCTACTGCTGTTCCAGCCGTAACTGTTCCAATTGCTACACCGATTACTACTCCTCTAGTTGCAACTGTTACTGGTGCTCCACTAGCTACTGTTTCCATTGCTACACCGTTAAATAATGCTCCACTAGCTGCTGTCAAAAAATTGATATCAGTTGTAGCATAACTCTCTGTTTGAGAACCAACATTTCCTGCTGCTCCACTAGCATAAACTGGTGCTCCACCACTAACTACTGCGATTGCGTAACCTGTAATAGTGTTTGGTTCACCGAAAACTGGTACATACCCTAAAGGGTTTCCTATTTCTCCTGCCATTTTCCTTTAATTTACCTCTTAAATCTTGGTTTATCTATATTTTCTTGAAATATAGCGTAACCACTTGTAACTCCTTCAGTAGTGATTACTAAGTCATTAAAATCTTCATTAGTTACTTCTACTTCATTGTTTACTTTTCCTTTCATTTTCTCTTTTACCTTTTCAATTTCTTCTACTTCTTCTTCAACTGTTTCCTTTTCGGGTTCAGTTTCTGGTTCTGTTTCAGGTTCTGCTTCTGGTTCTGTTTCAGGTTCTGTTTCAGGTTCTACTTCGACTTCTTCTGTTACTTCTTCTGTTACTTTCATTTCTTCAAGAATTTCAGCTTTAAGTTCTTCTTTTAATACTGCTCGAGAGTCTACTTGTTCACGTGCTATTTTTTCCGCTCTTAAAGTTTCTAGTTCTTCTAAAACTTTATCGTCATCATTCATTTTTGAATTATCCTCCTTCATTTTAATTACATGACCTTCATTATCTGTTATTGTTTCCTTTCTTTTCTTGATGCTTTCTGCTATTGCCATTCCAAACGTTGCACCTTTGTCTGCTGGTACAGGTGTAAGGCTTAACTCCATGAAGTCTATTCCGTGAATAGTATATGTTCCGTCATCGTGTTCTTCGTAGTCGTCTACCATTGCTCCTACGCTAACAGTGTTTAGTAAGCCTTGAGTTATTAATGATTGAGCTTTTTCGTCTACAATGAATGCTTGAAAATCTATTTTTTTCTCTGATACATTATAAGAAACCTTGTTAGTTGTTCTTCCAACAATACTGTCTACACTGCCATTATGGTCTTTTAATACTGGCTTGTTCCTTAACGTCTTAGCACTTTTACTTAATTCTTCTTCAATAAATATTGTTCCGTTCCTAGTTGTTCCAGCATTTATTGCTGTTCCTTCTATCAAGAATTTTCCTTCAGAATTTATGTTTTGTGTTATTGGTACTTCAAAGTTGAGTTTGTTCCATTCCATTTTATGTTTTTTACCTTGAATATATTATATAATATATTTTTTGTTTTTACTTGTTTATAAACTGTATTAATAATTATATATATTATAGTATAGATTGTATTAACCAACCAACTATTATTATCATTACACTGCCAAGAGCCCAAATAAGTTTTGTGTGAGACTTAACTGTTCCATTAGTATAATTAACTTTTTCTTCTACGATACAAAGCTTGTCGAATATGTGTTGATTAGTTATTCTAACGAATGTCTCTGTATTGCAATCATTGTTTTTCTTACTCATTGTCATCTTTTAGTCCTCGAAGTCTTTGTAGTTTAGTTTGTGTTTTTTAATATACTTATCCATCTTTTTCCAGTCCTTTTCTTTCTTCCACTTTTTAGGTTTCTTGGTTGTTATTTCTTTTTTGAATATTGCCATTAGAACCACACCTTTTTTCCATTTTTGTCAATTAGTGCTCCGTTAGAACTATTAGTAAATTCATTCATATAAAAACGATGAGGTAAACCTTTATTATGATTAACTAATATGTACGCCCTTAAAAAGTTTTCACATCCGATATATGAAAAAAATCCATCTGACTCTCCAGGGTTATCTATAAATTCATATTTTTTATCATCGCTTGTTTTTACAATAACATAATTTAAAACATCTTTTGGAACTACTCCTATACAAGCAGGAAAAACTCCGAAAGCTTTTTGTATTATTAAATACTTTGTAGTAGTATTCGGTATCTTTATTTCTCTTCGTAAGCCAAAACACATCTTCTAAACCTCCACAGATATAAAATTACAGCCTATAGCATTAATTATATCTTGTTTCCTTATTTCATCTTTTTCTTTATTGTGGTGATATGTTTCATCTATCTCTATTGCTAAATGGAGCATCGGACAATAACCATCAAGAAAATAACCCGCTACTCTTTTTTGTCTTACGATTTCATAACCCCAAATATTTTCAAAATAATCTAAAATAGGTTTTTCTAATTTACCCACAGTGGGCATAATAGGTTGACCATTACATCTTTGTCGAATAACATATTCTATTTTTTTATTACGTATTTTTTCTCTTGTTTCTGAAGGCATACCATTTTCAAATTGTTTAAGACTATGTTCTCTTATTTTTTCAATTGTCTCTTTAGTATGATGTTTTCCTTTAAAACCAAAAGATGGATTTTCTTTAAAGTATTTACTTAATTTTTTCTTAGTTTCTTCTGAGACCTTTTTACCTAAATTTATATTTCTCATTTTTAATCTAAACTCTGGTGTAATTACTTTCTTATGGGATTTACTCATCTTTCTTCTTGTTTCCTCTGTCACAATGTGTCCTTTTTCTCTTCCCATTAGTAGTCACTTCTTTCACTTGAATAAATGTCTTCTACTTCCTCTGCTGTTAATACTCTATTCCAG